CATCTTCTGCACCTGCAAGTTGTACTTGTAGTTTTGCATTGTCTTCTAATTGTTTTTCTATACTTTTAATTTTTGTTTGATCTGGTGCAATTTGTGGTGCACCTTTTTCTACAGGACCAATATATTTTCCTGCTTTTTCTAATTCTTTTTCTAATTGTCTTTGTTCTGCTATTAATTTTTTATATGCTTCTTGTTGTCTTTCAAACATAAAATCGTCTTGACCACCTTTGCTTTTAATTCTAGCCACCTCTTCTGCTGACATTTGTTCCATAATGTCACCGACTAAAGCTTGTGATAATGCATCGTCTGATGCTCTAGTTGTTGCTTTACTAGATTGAAACTTTGCAAATGGCTCTCTTGCTGATGTTGCAAGCTGTGCAAATATGTTACCAGATTTTGGTCTTGATACTAAATCAAGTCCCATGTTAATTAAAAAATCATTAAAGTCACTTCTTCTAGGTGCTTGTTTAGATCTAATAAAATCCATAGCACGGTTGTATCTTGAATCCATGCTCTCACCTGCATATCCACCAGGTCCATCTACTAAACCTCTTTTTGATGCATTTAAATTAGGCACATCTAACCCTGAAGTAATACCCTCAGCGCTACCGCCTGTTCTAAACATTGGTCTTCTTAAAGTTCTGTTCACTAGTTTAACCTTTTAAATTTTACATCTACTTTAGAGTAATCTACTTGTAAGTATCCGTTTTCTGCTATTGATGAAGCCCATGGAACTTCTTGAGCCATTACACCTTGGTAAGTTTTGTCATCACCTTTATATTTAAATGAGTAAACATTTACACCAGATGAAGATTTACCTATAGGTTCAATATCTGTTTTTAATCTAATATCAGATACCTTAAGTTGAGGTTGTTGTGCACCTACAACATTACCATAGATACCACCTAACGTTGATCCTATTCCAAGAGCTTGTGCTAATGGAGATGGGTTAGGCTGTGATGTAAATTGGTATTGTGCTGGGTATCCTCCCATTAAACCAGTTACACCTTGACCAAAGATACCTAATCTTTCTAACGGTTCGTATGCAGCTAGTCTGTTTGCTTCTTGTTGTGCTCCTAGTACAGCTTGTGCTTGAGCTTGGTTCGCGGCGCCCACCTGACCCGCTCTTGCAATATCTGTTCCTTGGAGGCTTTGTAAAGTTTGACCTAATCCTGTTTGGAATTGACCTAATCCTAATTGTGCTTGACCTAAACCTGCTTGTTGTTGTGAAAGTGCTGCTCTTTGACCTGCCATACCTGCCTGTTGTCCTGCTTGAGCTGCTTGTGCTTGACCTAATCCTAATTGTGCTTGACCTAAACCTAATTGATTTAATCCTAATTGTGCTTGTTGTTGTGCTAAACCAGATGTAGCCGCACCTAATCCTAATTGACCTTGTGATAACATCATTTGGTTTTGTAAATCTGCTTGTCTTGCAGCTTGTGCTTGAGTAAATCCTTGTGCTTGTAGTTGTGCTTGAAGTGCTGCTCTATTTCTATCTGATTGTGTTTGGTATTCTGCTTGCATAACACCTTCTCTACCACCACCATAACCACCAAGTGCTACAGCTTGATCAGATATAGCTTGTTGTCTTTGTGCTGCTTGTCTGTCAAACTCTGCTAATGATGTATCAATAACTTGTTGTTGATATGGCGACATATAAGATGCAATAGAACCTGTTCCAGTTCCTGTACCTGTTCCAGTCAACCCTGCTGCAGTTCCAAGTCCTGTTCCTGCTGCACTAATAAATGGAGATACTCCACCTAATGTTGTACCAGCTTGAGTTAATCCAGTTCCTGCTGCACCTATAAATGGTTGTGCACCTGCAGTTGTTGTTCCTGCTGTACCTAAAGCTGTGCCTGCTCCTGTTAATTCTTGTCCTGCAATTCCTAATCCTGTTTGTGCTAAACCTAATCCTGTTCCTGCTGTAGTTCCAGCTTGTTGTGCTGCTGTAACAAATGGTTGGTATGACCCAATACCAGATGTTGTAAGTGCTGTTGCTTGTTGTTGTAAAGCATCTTGTGCTGCAACTGATGGTGCAAACTTACTTGTATCAAGTGGTGCTGCTGTTGCAGATGTTAATTGTTTTGCGTAATCTTTACCAAGATCTTCTATAAACTGTGCGGGTAATGCTCGTGTTTCTGTTATTGCCATTATAATACTTCTCCAAGTCTTTGTTGTGTTGCAAACATTGCTCTTGCACCAGATAATCCTTGTGATTCTTCAGATACTTTACCACCTTGTTCTAAATTCTCCATCATGTTTTCCATGATTTCTGCTCCTTTATCTATATCTCCGCCTCCTGCATTTCTAACAGCATCTGCAGTAAATACAAATTCATTTTTTGATAATCTAGCTGGTACATCATCAGCTCGTTCTTGTCCACCTATTGGTACAAATCCACCTTCGTTTCTATAATCTTTTTCCATACCACCCATATCCATGAGCCCACCTTCTTGAGCCATCATTCTTGGTTGCATGCTCATCATAGGATTCATTCTACTAGCCATCATAGGATTCATTCCTCTAGCCATCATAGGATTCATCATAGGTCTTGGTTTAGGCATTTGATCTGGTTGTGTTGGCATAGGTGTTTCATCATCAGAAAATGATTGTAAATTTTGTCCTTCTATACCTGCAGTTATTGGAGGTAAACCTGCACCACCATCTGAAAATTTTGGTCTTTCCATTGAGTATAAAGCTCCTAATGCTTGTGCTCTTATTGTTTCATCTTCATCATCATTACCACCATTTGCAAAACCAATACGTCCACCATCAGCTGCATAAAAACTTTGATTCATAAATGGAAATTGTGCTCGATCTAAATTGCCTGCTAATACTTTTCTTCTAAGACCAGTTATACCATTAAATTGATCAAAAGGATTAATATCACCTGCTCTTGATGCTGCCATTGCATCTAAATTTTCTTCTTCTTGTTCTTGTGGCATTAATAATGGTAATGCAGATGCAAGAGCTATTGATCTAAACGGACTAAAAACTCTTTCTCCATCTTTTACAGAAGATAATAATCTATTATTTTTTAAACTTAATAAATTTGCAAAATCAAATTTTCCTCTTCCTGCTGCTGTAAAAGGATTACCCCCACCACCAGCAAAATAACCTAATCCCGCTATTAACGCAGCTTTACCTATTGGTGACTTTGCAATTTTCTTAACTGCTCTTGTTGCTTTCTTAACTAGTTTACCTAAGAAGTATCCTTGTCTAAGGTCCGTGATCCCTCCACCAGCATAACCGATTCTACCACCATCTGCTGCAACTTCTATACCACCTCTATAATTTGCAAATGGAAGATTTTTTACAGGTGCAAATCTATTTACAAAATCTTCTGTGTCTGCTATGTCTACATCTTCACCTACTGCCATACCAGTTGTTGGCATAACTGGAGGTAAAATTATTTGTGAACCATCTCTATCATCTGTAGAAACATTAGGTCCAGGAAATAATTCTTCATATTTACTTTGCGTCATTTGCCCAGTATCTAAAATATCTTGAGCATCAAAAGTTCTACTTAATAATTCAGAACCACTTCCTTTTTTATCTGGGTTTAAATTATAATTATACGTTGCTTGATTATAATCCTTAATTCCTTGTATATCTGCAGCTACTTCATTTAATTCTTCTTCGGTCATATCTTTTGCCCAATCAGGAACTTTACCTGTTACGCCACTAATAAATTTACCAAAAAAACTTGGAAGTCCTTTATTAAGTAAACTCATTTTTCTTAAGGCTGCAACTTTATTTCTATTAATACCTGATTGAAAACTTTTATTTTTTAAATTTTGAAAAAACGATGGAGGAGAATATACTTGACTACCTGTAGTTCTAAAACCTAAATCTTGAGCTTCTTTTTTCTTTTGTTCTATTTTTTGTTGTTTTAATGCATTTTGAAAACCTGGATCTACTTTATTATTGTCACCTCCATTACCTCCATTACCACCAGTAGTGCCACCAGAACTTGATGGTTCACTTTTTCCTTCTTGATATCCACCTATACCACGATATCCTGGTCTTGAACCATCTGTATTATTTTTTACTAATTGTGCAACTCCACCTTCAGCCATGCCTGACATAGCTTGTTGTTTAAATTCTTCAAAAGACATTGGTTGTAGTCCTTGTTCTTTCATTTCAAATACGTACTTTTGATATTCGTCTTCTAATAATGGATCAGCCATAGCTAAATTTCCAATACCTTCATCTTGTTTAGATGCTCTAAATTTTTCTCTAAGTCTTTCAAGTTCTTCCATTAATTCTTCTAATTCACCTGCATTTAAATCTTTAACAGGTTTACCAAATATCTCTTTAGATATATCATCTTTTTCATCTCCTAAAGATCCTGCCATTTTCATTGGTGCTTTAGGTCCTTCATTACCTGAGTAGGTAATTTTTGATGCTCCTGTATTTAGTGATTCTAATCCTGTTTTCATATAATTTTTTATGTTAATTTTAAAAGCAGGATTTTAACCTGGGGTTGTTAATAATACTTGTTTTTATCAAGTAAATCAAGCCTATGATGTAACTTCTCTAGGTTTAATTTCTAGCGCAGATACGACTACATGTAGCCTATTTGCGGTTGCTGCAGTAACTTTTAATACTTCACTTTCCTGTAAAACTAAAGGTGCAGATAATAACTCTGTTGTTGCATTAGCAGATATTGCTTTAGTTTTAAATAAACTAAATACAGCATCAGCTGTATCTGTAATAGTTACAGTTATAGTGTCTGCATTACCAGAATCTTCTGATACTAATATTGATTTTATAACAGCTGTAGTAGCTGATGGCACTGTGTATATTGTAGTTGCACTAGTGCTTGATAAATCTGCTTTTTTATTTACAAATGTATTTGCCATTATGCCATGAAGAAAGCAACTGCTTCCGCCTCTTCTTTTAAATCTTGTTGAAATGTTGTATTTAATTTTTGCACAACACTATCTACATCTCTAACAAATGATTGTTGCACTTGTTGATCGTATTTTTCTAAAGGTTGTGTTAATGATTGTACTATTCTTGCCATTATCTTCTACCATCCGGTTGTATGTCTAATCTAAATGTTCCTAGTTTCCAAAATTGACTTGTGCTTGTGTTATCTACTTTTAAAGATATTGATCTAGCACGTGCTCGTGTGTCAACTTTGTTTGTACTACTTGATATAGTAAAAGGTCCTAATGTAGAACTAGCTTGTGTTTGATTAGGAAAGTCTCTTAAATTTAATGTAATTCTAGTATCACCTGTTTGTGATAAAAAGTCCGGTAGAACTCTTCTTATTTTCATCATAAACTCACCATCACCTTGTAATCCTTGTGCTCCAATATCAAAATCTCCTGATTGTATGTTTGCAGTAATAGAAGATGTTGCTCCTTCTCTTATTTGATCTAACCCTGTTTCATGTTCATAGTAATAACTAACACCATCAGTATTTCCTTGTACATAAGTTGCACTTCCAGATGTACCATTAGAACTTGTATCATACTCTGATGCATGAGGTTTACCAAATACAGCAGAATCTTGCCAAGCACTTCTTGCTAGTGTGCCTGTGGTCCACACAGGTCTTTCAGGTGTTGAATCTAAATAGTTATAACAAACCATTCTATTAACTGTGTTTGATCCTGAGTTAGGATAAAACCACATAACTTCTCCAAACAAGTTATTTAATCCTGCATTAATATGTTGTTTAGGAATTGTATTAATATCATCATAAACAAAGTCTTCAACTAAACATGGTAATGATTCTAGTTTACCAGTATATCTAAAGAAACCATTTTCTGACATCCAATATGCAGAACCATCAACCTCAACGGCTGCATTCTTACCAATCAATCCACAGTTAGTACCTACTTGTTGGAATGAGAAAGTAAATGGAGCACCTACGAATCTCATAATAAACAAAGCTGTGTCGGTCCAAACGTAAATTGCATCACGACCTCTAATTGCTCCTACAATTTTTGATCCATCTGCTAGTCTTTGTGTGCCTGCAGTGTTAACTGCACTAGGTGCATAAGATGTTGTTGCATCAATTGATTCTTGGTCCGAGAACCTAATATACATTTCATCTCTTGTGCTTGATGTACCAATAGTTGTTTCTGTTCCAAAAAATATTAAGTGTCTATCTGGTGCTGATACTAAAGTAAATGAAGATGCTGTTGGTGCATTTGCAAGTATTGTTGCTCTTGTTCCTGTTGCACCCGTTGGATCAGAATCCCATGTAAATGTTTCTCCACCAAATATAGTTGCAATAAGTTTATTACCAAAATTATCTAGTGACCATAAACCTGGTGCTGTTACAATATCTCCAGATGCTGCAGCGTTCCATGCAAAATAATTAGATGCATCGGTCACTGTATCACCACTTGAGTGTGATGCAGCAGTTGTACCACTAGCACCTCTTGTCAATCCTGATAATGTTCCACCACTATTTGATGTATATGTAATTAATTCACTATCTATAATAACTGTTCCTGATGATGCAAAAGATGTTGAACTTGCCATTGTTAAACTT